GATAAGTTTATGGAAATCATCGAAAGATGTATGCTAGATAAAGATGCTGATGATTCTTGGGAATTGATTGACCCACACAGTCATGAGGTGCGTGAAGTTGTATCAGCTAAACATCTATGGCAACAAATCTTAGAATTACGTATGCAAACTGGTGAACCATATTTGCATTTCATTGATGAATCTAATCGTAAATTGCCTCAATGGTTAAAAGACAAAGGTCTTAAAGTACACCAATCTAACTTATGTTCAGAAATCATTTTACCTACAAATGAAGAGAGAACAGCAGTTTGTTGTTTATCATCATTAAACTTAGAATATTTCGATGAATGGAGTAAAGATGCTTTGTTTCTTAGAGACGTTGCAGAAATGCTTGATAACGTTTTACAATACTTTATTGACAATGCTCCTGATACTATTGCTAGGGCTCGTTTTTCTGCTAGTCGTGAGCGTTCAATTGGTATTGGTGCTCTTGGCTGGCATGCCTTACTTCAGAAAAAGAATATTCCGTGGGAAAGCGCATTAGCAACAGGTTTAAATAAAAGAATCTTTAGTCATGTAAGAGGTAAATTGAATGAAGCTAATCAACAACTTGGTAAAGAACGTGGCGAAGCACCAGACGCAGTTGGTACAGGCAACCGCTTTTCTCACCTTATGGCTATTGCTCCAAACGCTTCTAGTTCTATCATTATGGGAAATACATCACCAAGTATTGAGCCTTTTAGAGCAAATGCTTACCGTCAAGATACGTTAAGTGGTTCACATCTACATAAGAATCAACACTTAGATAAAGTTATTGTTGAATACTGCTTAGATAAAGGCGACCAACTATATTCAGAAATTTGGTCATCTATTATTGCTAATGATGGCTCAGTTCAACACTTAGACTGGATGGATGATTATACTAAAGATGTATTTAAAACATCTATGGAAATCGACCAGCGTTGGGTTATTCAACATGCGGCAGACAGACAAGAATATATTGACCAAGCACAGTCATTGAATGTATTCTTCAGACCTGACTCTAATATTAAGTATATTCATGCTGTACACTTCATGGCATGGAAACTTAAATTGAAGACAATGTATTACTGTCGTTCAGATAAGATTGCTAAAGCAGATAAAGTTAGCAAGAAGATTGAACGTGAAGTGATTGATGAAATCGATTTAAAATCAATGGCAAGCGACGATGGTATCTGTCTAGCATGTGAAGGATAGAAATGCCTACATATGATTATCAGTGCTTAAAATGCAATAACGTTGAAAATGTATTTAAAAGAATGTCAGACCCACATCCTACTATATGTACAAGATGTGGTGAAGACTCGCTAGTAAGATTATACAATTCAGCACCTAGCGTAGAATACAAAGGCAAAGGTTGGTTTAAAACCGACGGAAAATACTAAATTATGAAAAAACTTGATATAAAATGGATAGCAACTTCGTTATTCATTTTTGGTGGAACTGCATGTGCTTTAAAGTTACCTATTATTAAATATGCTTTTCCATGTTTCGTAATTGCTCATGGTATACTTCTATACGATTTTTTAAGAACACATAAGAATAAAGCATTGCTTTTTCAGAATGCTTACTTCTTTATAATCAATTCAATAGCAACATATATATGGTTTTTAGGATAAACAAATGGTAAAAAACAAACTAAAATTAATGGACGAACGTAACTACTTTAAACCATTCAACTATCCATGGGCATATGATGCCTGGTTAAAGCATGAACAAGCACATTGGCTTCATACAGAAGTACCGATGGCTGAAGATGTGAAAGACTGGAAAAAGAAATTAAACAATGATGAAAAGACGTTTCTAACAAACATCTTTAGATTCTTTACTCAAGGTGATATCGACGTTGCAGGTGGTTATGTTAATAACTATTTGCCATATTTCCCTCAACCTGAAGTACGTATGATGTTAATGGGATTTGCGGCACGTGAAGCTTTGCATATTGCGGCTTACTCACATCTAATTGAAACACTTGGTCTTCCTGAAACGACATACAATCAGTTCCTTGAATATCAAGCGATGAAAGACAAACATGATTATGTTATGGACTTATCATCAAAGAATGGTACGCTAGAGTCTACTGCTCGACATATTGCTGTGTTTAGTGCTTTCACTGAAGGTATGCAGTTGTTTAGTTCTTTCATTATGCTATTGAATTTCCCTCGTCATGGTTTGATGAAAGGTATGGGTCAGATTGTTACTTGGTCTATTGTTGATGAAACGATGCACGCCGAGAACATGATTAAGTTGTTTAAGACATTCATTAAAGAAAATAATGAAATCTGGAATGATGATTTAAAAGCTAAAATCTACACAATCGCTGAAAAGATGGTTGAGTTAGAAGATAAGTTTATTGACTTAGCTTTTGAATCTGGTGATATGCGAGACTTAAAAGCAGAAGAATTAAAAGAATATATAAGGTATATTGCTGACAGACGTTTAATATCTTTAGGCATGAAAGGCATCTTTAAACGCAAGAAGAATCCATTGCCTTGGGTTGAAGAGATGATTAATGCACCTGTGCATGGTAACTTCTTTGAAAATAGAGTTACAGACTATGCTAAAGGTGCTCTAACTGGTTCATGGGATAATGTTTGGGCATAATATGCAAGAATATATACAAGGTATTATTGATTTAGCTAAAGAAGTTGAAACAACAGACCCGATTGATTGGGACACAATATCCATAAGTGAAGACGATGCTTATAATTTAGTCGCACTGAATGTACTTGAGCAAGTTGGAGTACAGGAAATTAAGGGTGATATATACTTTGATATGGAAAAAGATATCATGGTAGCAACAATAGTAAAACTGGTGGTTGAGAACTTTGCACTCAACTTAAAATTAACTCAGAAAGAGAAAGATGGCAACTAAGCATTTCGATTGCGACATCTGTGGAGCACACGGCAAGATAATTTTCAAAGATAATACTGAATTCAATTCATCGGATGTTGCATTCTGTCCGATGTGTGGCGGTGATATATTCGAAGAAGAAGACTACGAAGACTTTGACGAATAATGACCTGGTTATATAAAGACGATGCTTTTGTATCAACACCCGAAGAATATCAAGGTTTCGTATATAAAATTACTGAAATAGATACTGGTAAGATGTATATCGGTAAAAAGTTCTTTTGGGCACCTAAAACACTTCCTGTTACTAAGACTCGAAAAAGAAAAGTAAGAACCAAAGTTGAATCTGATTGGAGAGACTATTTTGGTTCTAGTAAAGAAGTTCAAGACCGAGTTAAACAAAACGGTCGAGAATCTTATACTAGAGAGATACTACATCTATGTAAGACTAAAGGTGACTGCTCATATTGGGAACTCTATGAACAAATGGTCAATCATGTACTATTAAAAGAAGAGTATTACAATGAGTTTGTTGGTGCTAAAATTCACTCAAAACATGTTTCAAAATGAAGAAAAACAAAACTGAAGATTTTTTAAAGATTGAAAATGATTTAAAATCTTGGGATTTAGTTCAACGTAATGGTTGGGCAATCAAGATATCTATATTAGATAGTAAATATTTCATGATGTTATTTGCCTCTCAGTACACAGGACAAAGTATGTTACGTGTTTGTTCTGAAGAAAAAGAAGCTATTGAAGTTATCAATTATATCACTCAAAAAAACGCAAGAGAAATCTTAGACTTAGGATATTAGAATGTTAGTAGGAATCACAGGCGCAAAGATTGAAAAAGGTGAATCCAGCTATAGGGTTGTTTATAAAGAACATTTAATATTTGAATCAAAAACTAAAGGTGTTGCGTTAACTGTTGCATTAAGTAAAAAACAATGCGAAAACTTGTTGACAAGTGTTACTAATCAAGTATAATAAGAACTGTAGTGATTAATTATTGAGAAGGAAATATATTATGAGTATGAATAACGAAATCGGTAACTATCTAAATCACATCGGTAACCAGTTTGAAGACTGGTTCAGACACGTCTCAGTGAACGACACTGACTACGTAAATCAACGTATCGCAGAATTCAAAAAAAGTATTAGAATTGAAGAAGGTAAAAAGTTTATCAAAGTAATCAAAGACACTTCAGTTCATTCATTCATCGTTATCGCTGATGACGGTAAATTCAAACGAGGTGACATTCTTAAAGCCGCAAGCTGGAGAGCACCAGCAAAGAACTTTGCTCGAGGTAACATTCTTAATAATAACTACGCTAATATTAGCTGGACAGGTGCTTAATGTCAGTATCAATCAGTGAATTCGACGGATTCTATTTTAACCCTAAAGGTGATGAAGAAATCGAATTCAATTACTTCAAGTTTAATGAAGAAAAAGATAGAGGTAATAAAGTAGGTAATAACGATATGGGTGATATGTACCATATCGTTTTATGGTCTCCTGATGAAATAGGTCTTCCTGAAATTAGAGATAATTATGAAGCTATTTTAATCGACCCTATATTTTATGCAGAAAGCTTGACAAAATCTAATAATCCATCGTATGGTGTTATTATTAGAAAGACTACAGAATCTTTTAAATTTGTTGATAGCTATCTTGTAAAGCTTGAAGTTAGTGTAGAAAAAGCTATAGAAACGATGCAAGAGTTAGCAACTAAAAAGAAAAAAAGGTGGTATAAATGGTGGTAGATAATGAACAATCTGTTGATAAAGATTTACTAAAGTTTTTATTACATGAAGGTGTAGTGAATATTACGTTCACTAAAAAAGACGGTACACAAAGGATTATGAAGGCTACACTAGTTTCGGATAAGATTCCTAAAGCTAATGAACCTAAGAATGATAATCCATGGAGAGCAAAATCTGAAGATGTGCAAGCTGTTTATGACTTAGATAATGAAGGCTGGCGTAGTTTTAGATGGGATTCTCTAGTAGATTTTGAAGTTGAATTGAGTCAATTAAAGGAATAATATGCCAAGATATATTGTTGAAACACTCAGTACATTTAGACATGTACATGTAATTGAAGCTGAATCTAAAGAGAAAGCTTTTGAGATTGCTGATAAAGCAGACTACAATTGGGAAGAATATCTAGGTCTATTGAAGATTGATATCAATGAATACAGTGAAGAACAAGCTAAAGTATTCAAAGAGAAACCTTTCTTTTGGGCTGGAGTCTCTTATGAAGATGAAAATGGTGAAGTGACTTATAAGAATTTAGATAAATAAGTTGACAAACTGTTATAAATAGAATATAATTTTTTATAAATAAGATTGATTAAGAATATTGCGGTGGTAGAGTAACAGAAACTCGCTAGCCTCATAAGCTAGAGACAACGTGCAATTCGTTCGACCGCAACCAATTATGAAACATCCTGAACGAGATAGAATATGGTGGTTCATGAGAATAGTAGAAATGATTACTTGTATTCATATTATGCTAAACTTCTGGATGACACATTTTAAAAGTATTTTTTAAATTTTTTAATTTTTTAGAAAAAAGTTGTATAAATAAACGTATGAACAAAACAAACTTACATCTCAGTACGAGCAATTTATTAGCAGTGTTTAATGCACAGCCGATGAATGCTGGCTCACGCTCATGGGATTATGCGATTGAGAAACGAGGGTCGGGTTTGTAAGTTTAGAGTATCATAATAAATTTATAGAACCCGACCCTAAAAAAGTCGGGTTTTTTGTTTTTAGTAGTTTAGTTTTATCGTTCATTAACAATTTAGATGTTATATACACGGTTAGTTTATCGGTTTAGAACACTGGCCTTTCACGTCAGTAGGACGGGTTCGATTCCCGTACCGTGTACCATACAAAAGCGTATTGTTCGGCGCCTTCAACGTAGTTGCTGGGGTCGTTCAGTATGCTTCTGTATGGTTTAATGAGTGTTCGGGGACGTTGGAGTGTCTCGGCTGGCTGTAACCCAGTTGCCTCGTGCTTAGTAGGTTCGAATCCTACAACACTCACCAAACATGAGGAGTGTTCACCTCTATAAAAACGAGCCAAGTTTTGGGAGTATGGTGAAATGGTTATCACAGTTGACTTTTAATCAATCATTCAGGGTTCGAGTCCCTGTGCTCCCACCAAGATTTATTGCCGTGACGCACGACAGGAAGTGCACTAGTCTTTGAAGCTAGTACATAGTGAGTTCGAATCTCACCACGGCTGCCAGTTTTGTAGGGTTGGACTAATAAGTGTCGATTGACACCGTATTCTAGATTTTATTAGGGTTCGATTCCCTAGACTACAAATCAGTAATGGAGGGTTATGCACTCGGGGATAGTGCGTCTGTTTTGAAAGCAGAGCGAGCAAGAGATTGCCAGGGGTTCGATTCCGCCATCCCTCCGCCAGTTTTAGTTTGAGAGAAAGCCGTAACATAATGTATTCGAGGTTAGGAGAGTACGGCAAACCGCTCAATATGGAAGTTTATCTAGTCAGGGAAACTAGCACTGTTTGCTAAACAGTAGGAACGAGTAATCGTCGAGGGTTCGATTCCCTAAACTTCCGCCAAGTTTAATGCCCTTATGTCCAAATTGGTAAAGGAGTCTGTCTTAGAAACAGAAATTTGAAGGTTCGAATCCTTCTAAGGGTACCAAGTTTTATTGTGTACGACTTCTCTAGGTGAGAAGGCTTGACTGTTAATCAAGATGCGCTAGGTTCGAATCCTAGGTACACAGCCAGTTTTAACTCTCAGTGGGCCAGAGGTTGGTCACTACGTTTGGGGCGTAGACGATGTAGGTTCGAGTCCTACCTGAGAGACCAAGTTTTGGGGTAGTAGAACAATGGGAGTTCACCTGCTTTGCAAGCAGACTGTTGCGAGTTCGAGTCTCGCCTATTCCACCAATTATACTCAGTTGACTCGATTGGCTAGAGACTATCCTTACAAGATAGCTTAGGAAGGTTCGATTCCTTCACTGAGTACCAGTTTTGCCCTGTTCATATAAAGGCTATTATGCCTGTTTTGTAATCAGGTTATGGCGGTTCGAATCCGTCACGGGGCACCATGTAACACGGCTTTCATCGATTGCTGAAAACAATTGCTTGAAAGTTTTTTGACTCGTTGATATAATGGTTATTATGCCTGCCTGTCTAGTAGGATACGGGGGTTCGATTCCCCCACGAGTCGCCAGTTTTACCCCTTTTAGTTCAATGGATTAGAATACAACGCTACGAACGTTATGATGCAAGTTCGATTCTTGCAGAGGGGTCCAATAAAGGAAGATTATGATAAATGATTTAATAGAAAAAGGTTATCATCAAATCGACATTTCTGAGTTGTTATCGGATGTTGATTTAAAATTAATCATATGGAAAGACGAACATTTAAACAATGTATATGAACCTAAAGATGATGACAATTTAGATAACGCTATAAAATCTATTAATGAAAAGCTTGTTACAATATTAAACAAGTCGTTTCAATCTGTAGATGTTGGAAAAACAGAATTATGGAAAGGTACAGAACCAACTAGTTGTGATTGGCACAACGATTTAAGAGAAGGTTGGAATCTGTTTGCTTTAGTATACTTTAATGATATGAACGAAGAAACTGGTGGTTCTATCAGTTTCAAGAATGCTCAAGAAGAAGTGTTCACAGTATATCCAAAATATGGAACATGTATTTTTGTTAATATGATGCCTTGGTATTATCATAAAGTAGAACAAGTTAAGAATAGCAATATTGAGAGAGTAGTACTTAATTGTTGCTATAATGTTGTTTATTAATGCTCGAATAGTTCAACGGTTTAGAACAGACGACCGATAATCGTCAAATGAGAGTTCGATTCTCTCTTCGAGTACCAATAGGACTCACGTATATGTGGTCAGTACGTGGCGCTGAAGACGCTGAGGACTCGGTTCGATTCCGAGGGGTCCTACCAAATAATGCTTTACATTAAATTAATTTTGATGTATGATTATTTTATATTATGATTAGGTGATTGTATGTTTACTGAAAACGAAAAGAATAAAATTAAAGATGTAAAAGACACCATTAAATTCCATATGGAAGCATTGAAGAATTTTGATTGGTGGAAAATGCTGTATGAAAATGATGCCGTGTATCTTTCAGGTGGTGCAATCGGTTCTCTATTAAGGGGCGAAATACCTAAAGATTGGGACTTTTATTTCTATGACCAAGATTCTGCCGTAACATTTAAAGAACACATAGAAAAGAATTATGATGATGAGATTAAAGAAGTCAATATCAATTACATGGAACACGCAGATAATAATGGTAAAATGATTACCGCTAATGCGATTACCATGAAGACTGATGACTCATTCATCTTCACGTTTGCAGGACATCCTAATGATGTTCGAAATCATTTTGACTTTGTTCATTGCAAACCTTACTATTTGTTGATGCAAGATAAGTTGTTTATCTCACGAGAACAGTATGACGCATGTATGAATAAGAAGCTAATCTATAATACTGATATCAAATTTATTAAAGAGTGGCGATTACAAAAATTTAAGAATAAAGGATTTACATTCCATGACCAATCCGCATATTAATAGATTTGAAGAGCCTTATTATGATGTCACTAGAGTTGAAGTGATTGATGGTAAAGGTCGTAGTTATACTAATTGGAATGTAGAATCATTAGAGTTTAGTCTTCAAGATGAAGGTAGAACACTAAAGATTTTTATTAAGGAAAGTAAGAATGCTAAAAAGAAACCAACTTGGGGTGATATTCAATGCTTATCAAGGAAAGCATAAGAAAGTATTGACTGTATGTTCAGCAGGATGTCTAAGAAGTCCTACAGCGGCACATATTCTTAGTTCAGAACCATGGAACTTCAATACTAGATGTGCAGGAACTAGTGCAGAATATGCGATTATTCCTGTGACTGAAGCTTTGATTATTTGGGCTGATGTTATTCTAGTGATGGATAGTATTCAACAATTACATATCAATACAATGCAAAACAAAATGTTTAATGATATGGATAATTGGACATTTGATTTTGATTTTAAACAAGTAATTAATTTAGAAATTGAAGATGACTACGATTATCGTCATCCAGTTTTAATTGATGTAATGACTGCAAAATTTAAAGAATTATTTCCATTGGAGTAGATTATGAAAGTTTTTATTTGGACAAGGATTGCTAATCTAACTGACAATTACCATTCAGATGGCGGGTTAGTTGTAGTTGCTGATAATCTAGCTGATGCTACGTTTTTAGCAGAGAATGAAGGTGTTACATTTGCACAAGAAGAAATTAACACATTTATTGAATATAATACTGATGATTCTGCTGAAGAAAAAGTATTTATTTTTCCAGATGCAGGTTGTTGTTAAGGATAGATGACCGAGTGGTCTAAGGTACCTGCCTGCAAAGCAGTGGTTCGTGAGTTCGAATCTCACTCTATCCTCCAGTTTTATTCCGGTGAAGTGTTACGGTAGCACAAGAGACTCCAAACCTCTTGGCGGGGGTTCGACTCCCTCCACCGGAGCCATTTAATGGTGTCATTAGTGTAGTGGTTAGCACCTAACACTGTGAATGTTATAGCACGAGTTCAAATCTCGTATGACACCCCAAAGGATTATTATGTTAACTTATGAAGAGTTTTATAAAGAATATCCTCCATCTGAAGAATTGAAGATGGACTGTTTATATGAGTCTATTAGATTAAAACTAGTTGGACATATTTTTTATAAAAGCACTGATGAGTTAATACAAAAGGCAATGCATGAAGATTATAAAGCATACTGCCAATTTATGAAGCAAAAAGTTTTAACAGAAGTGTAGCATAGTGGCTTAATGCAGTTGCTTCATACGCAACCTATCGTGAGTTCGAATCTCACTACTTCTACCAGTTTTAGAGCGTTGCTGTAATTTTTTAACTTTATTGTTACTACTAGGGTTCAGAAACAGCAACGTTCTAAATTTAATAAGCGGATGTGACGGAATTGGCATACGTATCGGACTTAAAATCCGAGTTTTGAGGGTTCGACTCCCTCCTTCCGCACCAATTTTAAAGATATATACATATAACATCTAAATTATTTTTTTGAGACTATCATGGAAGCACGTATACTAGGACTAGATATTGCAGGTAATCCCTTCAAGTGGCTGATGCCCGAAGAAGCGGTGCATTACTACGCCTCAGATAAAGTTGTTTGGGACTTAGGTACTGAGTTTCAAGTGTTTCATGGCGGCTATCAAAAGAATGGTTTACAATCTCAAATCAGTATCAAGTCTATCATCTCAGTAAGAGGTGAAACTCGAAGATTGCATACTAAAGAAACTGTGAATGCTCACGGTAACTTTTTGTTATTCAGACGAGACCATAACTTATGTGCTTACTGTGGACTATTCTTTGAATCAAAAGATTTGACTAGAGACCACGTACATCCAAGAAGTCGTGGTGGTTCTAATGCTTGGGAAAACTCAGTGTCTTCATGTAAGCACTGTAACTCTAAGAAAGCAGATAGAACACCTGAAGAAGCTAATATGTTATTGTTGTTTTTACCTTACAGACCTTGTAGATGGGAACACTTTATTCTACAGAATAGAAACGTAGTTGCTGACCAAATGGAATACTTAAAGTCTAAACTACCTAAACATAGTAGATATATTTGACATTTAAAGTAAAGTATAGTAATATGCTTTCAAATGTCCTCGTAGCGTAGTGGATGACGCAGTGCTCTTCTAAAGCATTATACGGGAGTTCGATTCTCTCCGGGGACACCATTCTTATTATTGGAGATTTATTATGTGGGTTTTATTATTGTTTGCACATGCAGGTATGATGAGTGATACTGATTCGATGGCATTAACTAATGTACCAGGTTTCTTTTCACAACAAGAATGTGTTGCCGCAGGTGAAGAAGCTAAGAAGATGGCTTCAGGTACAACAAAAGTTATTAAATTTAAGTGCTTTAAGATTTTAGCACATTAGGAGTTATTATGAAAATTACGCTTAGAAAAGCAAATGCATTACAACAAACTATTCTTGATACTATTAAGAATAATCAGCTAAACAATATGGTTACATTCAATGAGTTTGAAAATGTATCTGAAAAGTTTGATAAAGCAAACAAAGATTATTTAACAGCTTTTGAGGTAAATAATGATTTGTATGTTAGTTTGTATACGATTAGAAAACTAGTTGGTAAAGCAAACGCAAATCAAATTAATGATTTGTTAAGTGATGTTGCATTGATTGAAAAGACTATTCATCTACATCAAAACATAGCAACTTCAGCACCAGCGACAGCTATTAATATTGTCGAAGGTAAGCTTGATAAGATTAAAAACAATACAGATACTACTAGAAGTGTATATGGTAGAGCCGATGAAGTAACTACTACCGTATGTACTGAAGGTAATATTTCTATTGCTAAAAAGAATGTTTCTACATTCAAAAAAGAGAAGCAAAAAATTCAAGATAAGATTCTTGAATTGAATATTAAGACTGAGATTGAGTTACCTGATAACGTAGTGGAAACACTAACTAAAGCAGGTATTCTTTAAGTTTTTCTGGTAGGTTTTCTTCAAAAAATCTACTCGGCATGAAAAAGAGATGAGAATTGACTAAGATGAGATTAATTTCTCTCCAGTATGGACGCCAAATCCAAAACGACCTGAAATCGTTCTGCGTGTGTTAGTATTATAAACGACGACTTTGTGTTTTGTTTCTAACTAATATGCAGGTTTTGATTATTGTGGTTTGTTGATTGTCTTAGAGTTTAGTGGCATAGCCCTTCTAATGTACATTGTCCCGTCTTTTACTTGCTTTTTCATCCGTTATGCGTTCTTGGTATAGTGGTATTATTACAGCCTTCCAAGCTGAAGAGGCGGGTTCGATTCCCGCAGGACGCTCCATATTCGGGCCTCAAGCTTAAATCTGGTATAAGCAATCGGCTCATAACCGATAGACAGTGGGTTCGAATCCCACGGGGCCCACCAATTGAAAGATTAATATGTCTGTCAATACTGAAAAAGATAAAGTAATAGGATATTATACTGACGGTACAGAAATACTTGAACCTAAATCTGGTATGATATATACTCAAGCTTTCATTCATTGTTCTAATTGTAAAGAGACTATCAGTGCTATAAGTGGTCCTGCATTTGGTGCATTATGTGTCAAGTGTTTTAAATACGAGTTTTTATAGAGTGAGATATTATAATGGAATATAAAAAGAAACCTCTTCGATATAAAGAAGAAATACTATTTGATATTAAAAATTCAATTAATCAAATAAATATGTTTCAAGAACAAGGTATGGCTAAATTTATAATTGATGACAGACAAAAAAGATTAAAAAAATATCTATCTGAAATAAAACAAGGTAAATTTTGTTTGACTGATAAAGAGTTTGAATATAGAAAAAATTATGATGACCACCATAATATATATAACTCAAGATATGACAAGTAATTTGCACTTGACGCAAAAAATCATATTTAAATTTGCGTGATATGCAAATTACTTGCTAGTTGCTCTATACGTACCATCCCAATCTTCAGGTTTACCTTCAAGCATTCTCTCTATCATGTTATGATAATATTGACGTAATTCTGTAGGACCATTAATCTCTAAATCTTTAGCAAAGAAAATTGCTGAATCCCAAATACCATCATAGTATGATTTTAGATATTTTTTGTGTAACTTATAATGCTCTTCTTGATAAACACAAGGAGTATAAATCTTAACACCTTCTGTTTTACCTTTAACAGCAATACAATCTAACTCAACAACTGGATATTCATCTTTAACTTGTTCAGCAGTTAACGAACCTAATATGATTTTAACACCATAAGGTTTCGATTGTCCTTCTAAACGTGACGCTAAGTTAACAGCATCACCTAAGCAGGTGTAATCAAAGCGTTGGCTAGAACCCATATTACCAACGACAACAGTGCCAGTATTAATCCCGAGTCCCATACCAAACGCCGGAATACCCTCTTTTTGAATCTCTTTATTAAACGCATCTAAACTCTCCATCATTTCTAGAGCCGTTTTCAATGCCAATTTAGCGTGGTTAGGCTCATCAAGTGGTGCATTCCAGAAAGCCATCTGAGCATCACCAATGTATTTATCCAGTGTTCCGTTGTTCTCAATAATCTTTGCGGTCATCGCTGTCATGTAGCGATTCATAATTTGAGTTAATCCTTGAACATCTTTACCATAGTGTTCTGAGATTGTAGTGAAGCCTCTAACATCGGTGAACATAATAGATAGTTCACGAGACTCACCACCAAGTCTTAATAATTCAGGATTCTTTTGAAGTTTTTCAACAAGTGCTGGCGACAGATATGTGCCAAATTGTTTTTTGATTTGAAGTTTTTGATTTAATTCGCTTACGAACTTAACTGTATACACATGTAAATAAACAATACCCAAGCAAAACACAGGAAAAATACAATCAAGAAGATACGAATAGTAAACAAAAGCACCTTTAGAAGCACCCACAACACCAGCAATGATAGCAAGAAAAGCAATAAAGCCATATTTCCACCTAGTTAATAATATAGATATCACAGACAGAATAACTGTCAATAATAATTCTACACCATTTGACCAGTCAGGTCTACTAATATTTTTACCTGATACAAGTGTATCTAGAACGCTTGCCTGTAAATAATGCGGATAGACCTCTCCTCTTGCTGTTGCGACAGGATTGTTGAGTCCTTTAGCACTGAGTCCAACAATGACGATTGTCCCATCAAAGGACTTGGGTAAATCAACAAGACTGTGTTCGGTAGGCTTAGTGGACCAGTCAATCCAAACTCGTCCGAAAGAGTCAGTTTCAACTTTTCTGAAGCTAGGTATTCTGACGGCCTCGATACCGTAATCTGTTGACTTGACTTGGAAACTTGGGTCTCCGGAAGCAACTCGCAAAGTTTCAAGTGTGATTGAGGGAAACAATACGCCATTGCTTGAGACGACCATAGGTACACGACGGACAACACCATCAATTTCAGGTAATACATTCACTACTCCAATGCCAGCGGCATTTTCATTAATTTGTTTTATGTTAGTTAAAATACTTGGATAAGATACTGCAAAATTAGAAGCTGGTGTTCCAATCTCAGAAACACCAGGTCTAAATGGTATAGCTTTTTGTTTATCAGTAGAACCAGCTTGTGGGAATACTACAGGGTGTTTGTTAAGGGTAGAAGTAAGTCTACCATCTTGTCCAAACCTATCACTATCAGGTAGAAACAAGTTAAAAACAACCAGCCCAGCGCCACGGTCATACAAAGAATCAATAATGCTCGCATAATCACCTCTAGGAAACGGAAATTGTCCATACTTTTCTATGGACTTATCATCTATATTTACAACGTGAATTTGTTCAGAAACCTTTACAGATTCACTTGTAATTAATGTGTCAAAATATCTCAGCCTGAC